TAGAGGCGGGTAAAGGTATTTCACAAGTCCTTACAAGAGGAAAGGAAGTTGTAAGACAGGCCAAAGAAGCTGAATTTGATAATTTTGCAAACACAGTGAATCAAGCTGGGGTTGTGCAAACACCAGAGGAACTTGCTGCAACATTAGCTCCTATTGTAGCACAATCGGGACTAGGCAAAAATCCAGGCGTGGATAAGATATTTACCGCCTTGGCTAATGCCCCAGCAGATAGACAAGCAGCAGCTCAACTTAGATTTGAAATCCAGCAAATACAATCTGCTGGTGGCGAAGTTCCTGCTGACAAAATAACCAGACTTAGGGACTTAGAGGAATATTCCCAACCGTTTGATGCAGTTCGTTCTCGTAATTTAATCCAAAATCTACAAAACCAAGTAGAAAAGGATGCTTTCGGGAACACTAAGGCAGATGCTGTTGTTTCAGAAGCCACAAGAGCGGTTCGGGGTAATTTCGAGAACAAACTAAAATCCGCTGGGCTAACTGGGGAGTGGGATAAGTTCAAAGAAGCCTATACCGATTATGCTGCTTACCAAAAGGGGCAACTGGGTAAGATGGTAGAAGATAATTTCGGCGATCTTGCTATAGCCCCTGAAAAAATTGTAAGTAGAGCATTGTCTGATACCAAAGCGGCTAACGATGTATTTAACGCTATAAGAGCAGCGGGAGATACAGAGGGAGAAGCTTTCTTGCGTGATACACTTCAAAAAGCCTATCTTGAAAAAGCTGGGGTAACATCTAAAACAGGATTGCCAGTTAGCAAGGTTAATTTTGAAGATGAAATGATTGATGTTCTTTGGGGCAATGCCGCTCCGAGGATGAAATCAACACTGATTGACCTCAAGCAAACGCTTGAAGCGAGTAAGGTTAAGGTAGCCCAGATAGAACCCCAAGATGCCGAAAGACTCCTACAAGTAATGCCGATTAACGAGCGCAATCAGTTAATCAAGGAAATATCAGAGAAAGCAGTAGTCAAACAAAAGTATGACGATATGCTTAAAAACGAAATTGTCCAAAAGGTAAAAGCTGGAGACTACAGATTTGCCGACAACATTTTAGCTGGGGAAGCTATTCTTGATGCTAGCCCTACCGATGTAGCTTACATATTCAACAACGCGAAAATCTCCCCACAAGCGAAAAAGGACATGGGAGCTAATATGATGGCGGCTTTGTTTAAGAAGTTTGAGACAACAGAAGAAGCTTTTCAAATAGCAAATACTAGCGCGGCTGGAGCAAAAGCTGGAACCCAACTATGGGACACCGTTGCGGTGACTAAAGAAGTTGGTAATTGGAAGCGCGGCAAAGGCGGGATGCCTAAGTTTGTAGCTAATATGGATTTAGCAACTGGCGACCCTGAAATAGCAGATATGTTTATAGCTATGTCTCGCGTAGCAGAAGCAAATAGACCGCTTGGAGCGGAGGCTTTTGCCAAACTTCGCGGCTTGGCAAGTGGAACAGGAGTTAAGTTCTACACTGACTTGGAATACCCAGCACACAAAATGCTTGCCGTTGCTTACGGTTCAAACAAACTTAAGCCGCTTCTTCGCTTTATGACTAAAAACGTAGGCGAGGCTGAACAAGCTAAGGCTATGCAAGATATGGTAAAAGGTGTGGTAACCACACGGTCTGGCATCCAAGCCGCCATGCAACAAGCATCTACCGACCCTGAGTTTTCCGAGCAATTCCAACAAATCATGCTTAAAGTGCAAGAGGATATTGAACGCGAAAGACAGCAGCAATCCCGTTAATTCTACTTGACCAATCTATCAGGCTGAATAGCCTACCGAAACATGGACGAAACAAAAGACACTGATCTTTCGGCTATTGACAGCAAGGAAGCGATGATTGAGTTCATTAGTGCGATACGTGAACGCGCTAAGGACTTGCCGAGGAATTGCGCTGAGAATTGCAAGCCTGACGTTGCGGCTAAAGCACTTTGGTTACTAGCGCAAGGAGCAAACTTCCCTGAAATTCGCCGCATTACGGGATTATCACACGAAACATTACGTAGGCTGGAGTGGGCGCATACCGACACCTTGGAGGGGAAACGCAAGCAGTTCTCTACTCGTTACGCGATGGCAGCGATGGAATACACCGACCTGCTATTTAAGAAAGCGGAACAACTTTACGACGACCCCGAACAACTTGCGCTTGTATCACCCGAGAAGCTTGCAACCACAATCGGTATCATGCAGGACAAATCCTCTATGCTCGCGGGACATACTGGCGAAGTTGGCAAGAAAGAAGGCTTATCTATCGAAGATGCCCTTGTGCTTATCGAAGCATCACGCAAGAAGATTGCCGAGAAAGCGCAGAATAAGATTATTGATGCTGAAATTATTAACTAAAAGACACTATGACAAAAGACACAACTAGGAGAGATAAGGTAATAAAGTCCTATGGATTCAACCCTGAATCGTTCAGGCAAAAACAAGACCTTGGAAAAATTTTGGAACACCTACCAGAGAGGCAAAGAAACACATATTGGTTAAGAGCCGTGTGTGGAGAACCGTGGAAAGATATAGGCAAAGAAATCGGGGTTAGCCCACAGAGAGCGGTTGAAATCTTCAAACAAGCCGAAAGGTCAATGAAAAGACTTTATTGGTTATCAGATGAGCAACAATTACTATTGCAAATAGGACTACTTAAACAAAGAAATGCTTAACTGGACTCCACACGAAATCCTGCCGATACCTACCGATGAGGAAATCGCCTCTATGGAGGTTGATGATTTAATCGCGCTGCATACCTCGCGGGAGGAAGCGGTGCGTAATGCGAACAAAGACCCGTTTAGGTATGGATTCAAGTTCGCTCATTGGAAAAAGGTTTGGGATGAGCTTGTAGAGAAGGACGAAGCATTGGTACTTGGAGGCAATAGGTGTCTCGCACCAGAGCAAGAGATTTACGACCCACTCAAAGGGACGCATACCAGAGTTCAAGAAATAGACGGTGATTTCCATGTATGGGCATGGGATAATGAACTAAAACAACCTGTTATTGCCGTTGCTCAAAAGCCTTTCGTTAAAGGCAGAGAACATATGCTTTACTTTAGTTTCTCTGACGGGACTAAAATACATTGTACAAAGAACCATTTGTTTTACTGCAAAGAAAGCGGTTGGTTCAAGGCTAAGGAAATCAAGGAAGTAGGTTCATTCTTTATATCGCCAACAGGGGCAATCATAAAGGTTATGAGTTGCGGTGAATCAATGAAGTCTGAGTTTGTATGGGATTTCCACGTTCCCATCTACGAGAACTATTTCATCGGCGGTGTTTTGTCGCACAACTCGTCCAAAACCCAATTTGGTGCGTACAGTGTTGTCAAAGCAGCAATGGAGAATCCAGCATCTATTATCATGTGCTTTGCTCAAAGTTCCGAGGTTAGCATTAGGCAACAACAGAGCGCGGTTTACAACTGGTTGCCACCTGAGTATCGCATGAAGCAAACGAGTAGCAACGCCTATATCAGCTACACGCTGAAGAACGGATTTACCGATAACTCACTAATCCTGCCAAACAAGAGCCAGATTCTTTTCAAAACCTACTCGCAGTATCAGAACAACCCTACGTTCATCGAAGGTGCGGAACTTGGTTCTAAAAGTGCTACATGGCACAATATCGGGGTTTGGCTGGATGAATATCTACTCGGTGAGGATTTGATTAGCACAATGCGATTCCGTCTTGCTACCCGCAACAGTAAGATGCTCGTTACGTTCACGCCTATTGACGGTTGGACTGAGGTTATTAAGGATTATCTCGACAAGGCTAAGACAATCGAAACACGCCCTGCTGAACTGCTGAACGGCGAAATCCTACCATACATTCAGCATAGCCATAAGCGCAATGCTTCGATTCATTACTTCCACACTATCGACAACCCGTTTTCTGGCTACTCACGACTAGCAAACGATCTAAGAAACGAATCCCGCGAGAAAATCCTTATCCGCGCATACGGTGTTCCAGTTAAGTCACAAGCTACCAAGTTCCCGAAATTCAACAAGGAAGTGAACGTGATTCCGCACGAAATGATTCCTACCAAGGGGGTTACTCGGTATCACATTATCGACCCCGCTGGTAGTAAGAACTGGTTTATGTCGTGGATTGCAGTTGATGGAAGCGGGACATATTACGTTTATCGTGAATGGCCTGACACAACGGTTGGCGATTGGGCAGAGTGGAAAGGCGGCAAATGGATGCCTGGCGAGGGAGCAAAAGGACTAGGCTACGGCATGAAGGATTACGTTGAACTAATCCGCGATCTTGAGGGCGAGGAAGAAATTTACACCCGCATTATCGACCCGCGCCTTGGAGCTGCAAAATATCAAGCACAAGACGGTAGTAGCTCCATTATCGAAGATTTAGCGGAGAACGACATGATTTGTATTCCCGCGCCTGGCTTAGATATTGAGGACGGATTACAAGCCTTGATTTCCAAGATGAGTTGGGATACAAGCAAGCCGATGGACAGCTTGAACCGACCGCGTTTCTACATTAGTGAAGAATGTCGTAATATCATTAGTGCATTATCAGAATATACTGGCGAACAAGGGCTTAAAGAATGCTGGAAGGACGCGGTCGATGTTCTAAGATACGCTGCTATTTACGACATTGACCACGTAGAAGCAAACTCACTACAAATAACCAGACAAGGCTCAGGAGGATATTAAAATTATGAAAACTAAACGCAGGGGCAGACCCCCAATCAAACAAGTGCTTGAAACACCAGCAGAAGATCAACCCGCAGTTGATAGCAAAGAACCAATCGAAATCTTCGTGATTAAGCAATGCCCAAATAGGGTGTGGCTACGAGGAACAACCCGTGACCATGTTCTAGCTTATGTAAAATGCCAGAAAGAGTCATTTGCTAAGTCTCTGGTGGGCAAGTGGGTTAAGGGAGTTAAGATTGACGGCGAGGAAGAAAACAAGTATACATTTTTCGCATGAATTACGAATCTGACCGTGACGAGGCTTTAACTTACTTACAAAGTGAGCCGAATGTAGGTATTTTACAGCAGGAATACGACCGTGCGCGGCTAGATCAAGACGAGTATGTGGCGGCTTGTGAACGTGCTTATAACGATAGGCGCAACATCTGGCCAGGCAAAACCCAAGATATGCGGAAGAAAGGGGCTAATGCCTTTCCTTGGGATGGTGCTTCTGACATGGAGGTAAACGTCATTGGTGAGCGTATTGACACTTATGTTTCGTTACTTACACAAGCACTTGACCGTAGCCATATCAAAGCTTTCCCGACTTCTCACGCTTCTCTGGCTAAAGCTTCTGTGGTTTCTATGTTCTTGAAATGGATGCGTAAAAGCTACATTCCAGACTTTAAGAAGCAAATGGAGCTTGGTGCTAACCACCTGCTTGAAAAGGGAATTATGATTTCCTATGTTGGTTGGAGACGCGAGAAACGCACGTTTAAACAAACCGTTACTTTGGAGGAAGTTCAAGCGCAACTTCCTGAGCTTTTGGAGGTTTTACTTGGTGAGGATGTTGCCGCCGCTGAAGCGATGGTGAAACAAGCCTTCCCTGACATGGGGATGGGTAGAGTTAAGAAAGCGGTTCGTGAACTACGCATGAACGGCATTACGGAAGTAAGTATTCCAAGAACTTCTGTTGACTGCCCGATTGTGCTTAGTTGTGAGCCAGATGGCGAGGTTGTATTCCCATCTTATGTAACTGACCCACAACGCGCGCCCTAAGCTTTCTGGAGAACGTTCTACACCGCACAGGAACATGAGAAAAAGGTTATTGCCGAGGGTTGGGATAAGAATTGGGTGAGAAACGCCATAGAGGGGCTTAAAGGCGCAAATAGCGTGTCCTACGAGACTGCCAGTGAAAGAGCGCAAAGACGTGATCTGGGCGAGGACGACGACCGCATTATGGTTGTTTACGCATACCAACGGTTAATCGACGAGGAAGATGGTAGCGAAGGTATTTATTGCACCGTGTTCAACCCTACTGCTGACGGTTACGCCAAGCATGAATTGATGAACGGTTACGACGACTATCCTTTCATCGTTACCCGCCTTTCCGACAATCAAAAACGGATGTATGAAACATCTTCGTTTTCTGACATTCTGCGTGGCCCTCAGTGGGCAGTTAAAACCGAGCGTGATAGCCGTATCGACCGTGCAAGTATGGCGACCTTACCGCCGCTATTCCACCCAGCAGGACACCCGCCTAAAGATTGGGGGCCAGGCAGAAGATTACCATACCGCCGCTTAGGTGAAATCGCCTATGGCCCGATTCCGCAGTTTGATCCAGGCAGCGAGCGTATAGAAGCGCAAATGATTTCCCAAGCAGACAAAGCTGTGGGGCTTGATATTGAAAACCCATTATCCAACATTCGCCAGCAGTTCTACGTTAATAAGTTCCTTGACCATGTTAAAGACGTTCTTGGGCTTGCGTTTAAGCTATTTCAGCGCATGGGGCCAGATGAAGTGTTTTTCCAAGTTACAGGTAGCCCTGACCCACAAGTGATGAGCAAAGGTGATGCTGACGACAACTTTAGTATTATGGTATCATTTGATACCCGTGAGACAGACCCAGAAGCGGTTGAATCGCAGATGAAGAACATGGCGAATTTGATCCAACTTGACCGTAATGGGCGTATCAACTCTGATAAACTGCTTGAGTTAATGGCGGCTGGCATAAACAGCCATTTGGCTGACTATGTTTTAGAGCCAGCAGAGGAATCCAAAGAACGCATGATGAAAGACGTTACGGACGACCTTGCTAAGATTTACTCTGGTATTGAAGTTCCAGCTCGTTCGAACGGGGCTGATTTTGCAATGCAACTTGTTCAGTCTTACGCCCAACAGCCAGACGTTATGCAACGTATCCAAAACGATGAAGCGTTTGCCGCTCGTCTTGAGAAGTATCACCAACAATATTCTATGATGCAGATGCAAGCGCAAAATGCTATCACTGGCAGATTAGGAACTGAAAGTGCCAAAGTTGGAAGCGTTGAAACGCAAGGCATGGCACAATAATCCTTACTAAACTACTAATGATTCCACGACCAAACTTAGAGCAATCAGTTGCCGCACTTAGCGACAGGGACGAATACAAAACGATCTTAGACTTTATCCGTGATGAGCGAGATAGGTTCTTTAGCGATATGCGGCAAGCAGCAACGTCTGACGATGTGATGAAGCTATGCGGCTCTATTGCTACTGCCGACGAATTGCTAATGGTTCTTACGCCAGAAAAACCAGTTATCAAGTAATCCTTGACGACTGAATCGGCTTATGCTTGATTTCCCGCAGCAATAGTTAGTGTCTTTTCTATTGTTGGTTTGTGTGCGGTGGTTGGTCTTGGTCGGTTGACCACCGCACCTTTTTTCTGTTGAGTTCATAGCGTGTGTAACACCTCGTCGGTTAATTCTGGCGGGGTGTTTCATTTTGTGGGTTTAGTTAAACGTACGTATAATATTAGTGTTTGACTAATGATTAGTGATTTGCTAATGATTCCTCCAGATCGCCACCGCCAAGGCGTAAACTGGTGTCAAAAACTTATGCAAGCAAACCAAAGCTCCACCGCTGGGGAGGATAAAACCAGTGTATCGGATAACCTTAGTTCAGAAGCACTAATCATGCAGTTGACCCAAGGGCAGACACAAGAGGTAGAAACAGAAGTAGAAACCGCCGAGGTTGAAACTGACGAAGTAGAGGAACTGGAACAGGAACAAACTGATTCAGAAACCCTTGAAACCGAAGATGAGATTGCTGAGGAAGAAACCGAAGATGAAACCACTGATGAGATAGACCTACTTAGTCTTGAACCTGAACAACTCCAGGCACTAGCCAAGAAAAGTAAAAGCCGCCTTTTACAGCGTGTAGGGGAACTTACCGCACAAAAGAAAGCGTTACAATCGCAACTAGAGGAAGCTGGAGCAAAGCCACAGGTAAAAGCTATCCCGACAGAACAAAATCCATTTGGAGAACTCGCTACCCTTGAGCAAATCAAGGAAAAATACGAGTCATTTGAATCGACTTTGGAAACTACGGATAGGTTGCTTGAGGAATATGAAGATTACAACGCAGATGACATCATCCAAGTTGGCAATCAACAGTTCACCAAGAAGCAGATTAAGTTAGCCAACCGTAATGCGAGGGACGCAATAGCTAAATACTTACCCGCCCAAGCAGCACACCTTCAAACCATTGAGAGCTACAAAACTAGCAACAAACAATGGCAAGAAATGGCTAAACAGGAAGTGCCAGAAATCAATGATGAGGAATCAACCATTGGTAAAGCATATCAGGAACTTGTAAATGACCCATTGGTAAGCGAATTGAAAGAAAAGCTACCACACTTAGGAGTCCAAATCGAATATCTGCTTGCTCATGCCGCTAGGTCTAAATTTGGAACTGTCAAAAAAGTAACGCAAGGCGCGGGATTGAAGTTGAAGGTGAAACCACCCGCTTCCCCCGTTGGAGCTGGAGCGTCACGGCAAGGACAGGGACAAAACAGCAAATATGCTGAGGCTATGAAACGGTTTGAACAAAGTGGCTCTGCCGAAGATTGGGTTGCTGCTCAAAAATACAAGTAAAGTTAAACAACTAAACACCTAAAACAATGCCTATTTCAACTACATATCAACCAACCGTGCCTAGCACGAGTTCATCCACTGGTTCTAATGTCGGTAACCGCGAAGATTTATCTTCGATGCTTACCATGCTTGAGCCAGAACAAACGCCAATTACCTCACTTTGCGCCAAAAGCAAAGCCTCTGGAGTTCTCCACGAGTGGGTTGTTGACGGTCTGGACACCCCATCTGCCGATGGTATCAACGAAACTTCGGACGTTACCTCGTTCAGCAACAAGTTTGCTAACCGTGGTCGCCTTGGTAACTACACCCAAATCTTCCGCAAGGATTACCTTGTTTCCGACTTGCAAAACGCAGTTGGCAGCGTAGGCCCTGCTGACATTGCCCAAGCAAAAGCAAAAGCACTCCGCGAAATCAAACGCGATATTGAGTTTGCAGTAGCTTCCGCAAATGATCGTCAAGCTGAAGATGGTGTCAACCCATACAAACTTCGTGGTCTTGGTGACTGGATTGATTCTGCTGGCCCGTCTGACGTGCCTGCTGCATATCGCACTCCAACCGCATCCATCCTTACTGCAACTCTTACTGAGCAAACCCTTAACAACGCTCTTGGAAGTATCTTCTCCGAGACTGGCGAAATGGGTAATCTCACTTTGGTTGCAAACGTGGCACTCCGTAAAGTTATCGCTAACTTCACCCGTGCTGAAGGAACATCCAATAGCACAGCATACCATATCAATGAAGATGCCTCCAGCCGCAAAATCACCCTTAGCGTTTCTCTCTTTGAAACTGACTTCGGCACGATTCGCGTGGTGAACGGCAACCCTGCTTGTATGCCTACTGGTTCTACCAATGTTGGTTACATCCTTGATCCTAAATACCTCGGTATGGCAAGCCTTCTTCCTCTGGAGTCGGTCATGCTTGAAAACCAAGGTGCAGGTGAGCGTGGATTCGTCAAATGTGCAACTACCCTTGTGTGCAAATCGCCACAAGCTCACGGTAAAATTGCTTACTAATTAACCTAGCCTTCCCGTCATAGCGGCGGGAGGGCAAACCCTTAAACTGAATAAAATAAATTACTATGAGTGCATATAAACTTACAAACAACGAATCAGCTCTCCGCACCTACGTGTATGTCGCTGTCACCAAAGTTGTATTGGTGCTTACGTCATTGTCTGTAATGGCTAAAGCTTCGATAATATCATCCCTATCTTGGGTGGCTATCGTGCCAACCGTGCTTAAGCATAGCTGTCTATCATCAACCTCGGCTTCGGTAAAAATCTTGTCGCGGGTTAATAATTTAATGCTTTGTGCCATGTCAAATTTCTCTCATTGTTGAAATCTTGTTGCTCGCTAATGTAGGCTCATGCTTCTGAAAGTCACGGATAAACTCCGTATCGCTCCAGCACTCATTACCATATTTTTGAATCATTTGTAGGTATTCCCGTTGTGGAATCTCGGCAAGGTGCGTTACTCGCGCCCCCCTACGTCTGCCAAGATCACGGTATTCTTTGGCGACTTGCGCCGCTTCTTTTTCACGCTTTTTCTGCGTAATTTCGCTTTTTAGCTGCTCTCCCGTGATAATCTCACGGATAAAAGCGTGTGTCATTGCTTCCTCGCTTGGTTGAAGTATCATTGGTTTGTAAAAAGGATAATAGGCGACAGGGGTTTTTAAGCCCCTGCCACCTATCGGGTTTAGGTTTCTTAGAAGTCGCCAGGTGCGATCACGCCGACAACTACGATCACTTTACCAGCGGTAAGCGATGCGACAGTGCCGTTCCACTCAGCCAAGATTGGCGTTGCGGTTGCGGTGATACCAACTGGTTTCCAACCTGCAAGGAAGGTGCTGTTGCCAGCAACTTGAACGCAAGCGTCTCCGCTATTGCAAACTGGTGTGCCACCGTCAGCATCCCAAGCGTCGATGAACTCATCAGGGTCACCAGCAGTTGTGCCAACATCAAGAGTGATGTCAGAAGCACCAGCAAGGGCGGTTTCCTCATAAGCATAGGCGAAAGCTACCGCGCCACCAGCAGGGATAACCCCGATAGTAACTTGGTTAGCTGGTCGCGTTTGCAGCAATGTGGGCGTAGTCAGCAACATACACGTAGGTGCGGATTGCGGATTCGTTATTAACAAGTTTATAAGCACTCATAGTAATTTAGTTATTTTTCTGTTTAGTTAAGATTAGTAAGCGATTTTACCGTGTGCTTGTGGCGATTTGCAAACAAGTGTGCAAGCCGTTTTGACATATCCACGCTCACCTGCACCTTGGTTCTCAAGGGTAACAGACTCAAGTGGAAGCAAGTTAGCGATACCGAGATACTTAGGATCAAGGATATAACCAACATTGGTCGAACCAGTAGGCATACAAGCTGGGTTGCCGTTCACGATACGGATAGTGCCAAAGTCGGTATCAAACAGCGAAACGCTAAGAGTGATCTTACGGCTAGAGGCATCCTCGTTAATGTGGTATGCGGTGCTGTTGGAAGTTCCTTCTGCACGGGTGAAGTTAGCAATCACCTTACGGAGTGCCACGTTCGCAACCATCGTCAAGTTACCCATTTCGCCAGTCTCCGAGAAGATGCTACCAAGGGCGTTGTTGAGGGTCGCTTCGGTAAGCGTTGCGGTAAGGATGGATGCTGA